TCAAATTTTTTCTTAGCAGCAGCTTTTCCTGCAGGACAAAGTTTAGCCATTATCTCGCTCGCATTCCTTTTTTGTAACCCATTCGTTTTGCAACTGCTGGAGCTACCTTTTTAAGTTTTCTTATGCCTTTACCTTTTTTACCTTTTGGAATTGGTTTTTTCATAATTAACCTTTTTTAAGTTCTTTAACTATTCTTTTCTTTTCAGCTTTAAGATTCTTCTTCCCTTTTCTAGTTCTTGCTTTTTCAGCATCAACTCTTCCAAGTTCTTCAAGTCTATTCATACGTTTAGTATTCTTTTTAACTGAACCACCTTTTTTATACATAGCTCCACCCTTCATACCCATATCGTCTTTGTAGTATCCTGAAGCCATATCTTTTCTAGCAGTAGACATTGATCCACCACCCATTTTCATTGCTCTTCCGCCAACTTTCATTGGTGTTCTAGAATTAGCAACTTGTTTATTAAATCTTCTATTTGGCATTATTTTTTTCCTCCGTGTTGTTTAAATATTTGTGTGCCCTTTATACCATATATGCTCGCAACGACAAGGATCCACAAATTTGTAAACCAACTCGGGAGTGCCGCGAAATGTTCGAAGAACACATTCACTTTCTCCATAGCTGATGGATCGTCACTTACAACTGCCCAGGCCAAAATCGCGATTGGCGCCGAGAGAATTAGTAAAACCGCCTCGTCCTTCCAGTCCGATTGACGTGCTTCTAAAAGTTTTCCTTGGTAAGCTTCTTTTCCTTCGGCCATACGAGATGCATGCATAAGCTGTGCATCTGACATAGCTATTTTCGTCTTCTGCTTGTTAGCATAAATTTTACTTCCAGCAGAGACGGCTAATTTAATTGCCGATAACCACATGTTAGTACCAAGTTGCTTTTTTACTTTTAGATTTTAACATTCTTTTAGTTCCTCTAACTTCAACTTCATCTCCAACACCTATTTTGTTGAATACTCTGTCTTGGTTTGTAAGGATAGTAGATCTTGGATCTGTTTCAGTTCTAATTTCTGGAGTTGTAATCTCTACACCACCAGTTGCATTAGATGAAGCAACAGTTCCTTTTCTACCATAAGAAAGTTTGTTTTTTAAATCTGACATAATTTTCTCCTTAAACTGTTATAATTATTTTTTTTTAAAATTTCTACCAAAATCGTGAATTTTACTTCGGTTAGCCATTTCTTGTTTAGCGATAGACGTTGCAGCACGTAATTCTGCAAGTTCTTCGTTTTGTGCAAGTTTTTCATCCTTGTTTTGTTGGTTCATCATAGCTTTCATCTTATCAAGATTGATCTTTTCTTGAGCTTGTTGTGCAGATACAAAGTCATCTTTTGCTCGGATGTCCAATTCTCTCGCTTTTAACTTAGCAATAGGGTCATTTCCATATTCACCCATTAATTCCTGTTCTTCTTTAGCAAAATCTTCAAACATTTCTGCAATTAAAACTGCTTTTCTAGATTCTATTTGCATATTTAGAGCCATCATCTGTTGTTGAACCTGTGGATCTTGTGCCATTGCAGGATTTGCTTGCATTTGTTGTTGCATTTGCTGCATCATTACAATTTGATCTTTAAATTCTACTTCAACTTGCTCTAATGCCATCAAACTTATGTGTTCAAAAATATTTTTTTGCATAGAAGCAGTAACCATCGGGTTTCCTCTAGCCATCGAAGATGACATAAAGTTTAAATGGGCTGTTATGTGAGCTCTATGATCTTGTCCTTTAAAAGCTTGGAATGGTTGACCACCTAAAGCTTGAATAGCTTCAATACTAGGATCCATTGGCATAGGTTTTGGAACTGGTTTTAAAACCATATCAATATTTTTTACACCTAATGCTTCATACATTGCACGATACGCATTATATAAATTATGCATTTGTGGATTCGATTGTGCTAACTGTAATTCAGCTTGAGCAATTGAAATTCTTTGTGTCTGTGAGAAGATGTTTGGGTCTGCTACAGGTAAGATATCTATTCTATCATCAAAGTCTTGTTGTTTAATAGTTCTTTGACCACCTACCACATCATAAGGATACTCTTGTGGTAAATATGTTTTAAATACTCGAGCAAGCATTTTGAATTCATTCTTAAGACTCACATAAATTCTTTTGTGAATCGCAGACATTGTTCTACTTCCTCTTTCCAACAGCGCTACGGTCGTACCCACTGCCGCTTGTTGGTTCCCATCGCCTACTTGCAAGTCTGCTATTGAAGCGAACCTTTGACCTGCATCTACTACGACCCCCATTAGTTGTAACAAAGTTTGTGAAGGCTCTTTAAATGGTAATGCCATAAAAGCATCTTTAATATTTCCACCTGGAGCATCCACGTCTCTAAATTCACCTGGAGTAATAGATTGCGCATCATCTCTTATTCTAATTCCACGCATCTTAAATCCTGCTGGTAAATTTGAAAGCGTTCCAGCATCTAATAAAGATCTTAGTGCTGCTGTTGCTGTTCTTGACAGTCCACCAATCATATGTATTAAACCAAAACCATAAAATCCTAGTCCTGGTAAAAATTTAAAATGAACAAAATAAGAAATTTTCTTTTTTAAAGGATCATTAATTTCATAGTTTCTTCTAATAGATAATACTTCACGTGAAGCTTCTTCGAGTGTTACTATGTAAGGTAATTTAATTCCAGTTGGTTGACCATCTTGTCCTCGGTCCTCGAACCCTTCTAAATCTAAATCGACATGAAATTCTAAAATATTATAAATATCTTCATTGTGTGTTTTTTGTATACCTTCAAGCTCTCTTTCTTTTCTCTCTAAATCTGATTCTGTATCTGCAGGAGATCCAAGATCCACGTCTCTGTAGAAACCTGCAACCTGTTGTTTTCTTAAATCATTCTCTTTGGTTTTGATCACATGGATCACGGCCGTTGCATCTTCTAAAGAAGTTGCAGAATAAGGTACAACTAAATCTTCCGCAGGTACAAATTTAGAAACTGCCCTGCCTAAAAGATCGTCGTAATAAACTTTCTTAAAGGCAGATCCAGCAAGAGGGAGGTAGAATAATAATTGATCAAACTCAGGTTCGTATTCTTTCATTTGATCCATTAATTGATAGTTCATAAAATCTTTAACTCTTTTAGATTGCATTTCTTTTTCAGCAGAAGGTGCACCCATAATCTGAGTTCTAATAGGTCCATCTGCTGGAAGTAATTCTTTGTAAGCTAACGCTTGAAACTGTGTGACTGCTTCAGCTAGAACGGGGTGAGTTGCACCTGCAGCTCCATTGAAAGGTTCTGTTCTATCTTCGTATTTAAATCCTAAAAGATCTAATCCAGTTATGTAACTGTGTTCCCATTCTTTACGAGACTCTTTGTAGTCCATGTAGTTTTGATTTAATTCTGAACCTAGAGGACCTAATATTTCCTCTGGTAATAACTCGGCTAAATTGTCAAAGTGGTTTTCACTTTGTGCTTGGTTAAATGCTCCAGGTTCAAAATCAATCTCTACACCGCCATCTTCAGTGGGAGTAATTTCTGCGTCACCAGCCTCTGGTATTGATTCGTTAATTTCTTCTTGGACCTCAACTTGTTCCTCGGGCCCTGCTATTTCAACCTTTTTTCTTATTTCGGTTAATGCTTTGTCTATGTCTGCCATTTATATTCTCCAATTTATCTTGTATAGTTTGTTTTGTTTGATTAATCAAGGGCTCAGGTCCTCGGACCGGGGGTATTTGATCCCATTTTACGTAGGGCATATTCTTAGTAAGAGTTGGATTTTTTTTCATTACCAATAAAATTTCTTTTTTTGTTTGGGCTTTTCTTCTTCTTTGTAATCTTCAGGGTGATCTATAAATCCGCCTTGTCTGTATCTTAACAGAGCTTGAGTCGTGGAGTCAACTAAATCATCATGATCTCCATAAGGGAACGCTGCACATTCTTCAACAACTTCTTGAGCAAACTCTTGATCTAGAGGAGCCCAAATTTGTCCAGCTTCAAAAAGTGGGGAGACTGCATTTACTCTTGCAATTTTATCTTGACCTTTACTAGGTGTAAAATTCATTGCAGGAATTCCCATGGCTCTTAACTCATACATCAAAGGAAGTCCGGATGCCTTTGCTTCAATAATAACTGTTTCAGGATTCCAATATCTATATTGCTCAAGGGCTACACGACGAAGTTCTGGAAACTCTAAACGTTCTTTAAAAGCATCTAATAATATTAATTGACGAGGTGAGTCTTCATTAGGACGAAAAACTCCCCAGGTAGTAATTGCACTGTAATCAGCAGTTTCTTTTTTAAGGTACGCTGTATCATAACTTTGAATGGTATGTTCAATAACCGGCATATCTTTGTGTTCCCAATTTTTCCACCACTCCCTTTTAATGAGAGCTCCTTCTTCTGAAGTTGGATTCTGCATGTATTGCGCGTTCCACTTTGCAAGACCCGCTGATGCTTTAACAGAATTTAAATCTTCAATTTTCCAATACTCAGGCCAAACAGGTTCACCACTAGGTAAGATGGCAGGGAACTCTACGACTTCCCATTGATCGGCGTTTTCGTTGCTTTGTGCATTAATTAATTTTTGTGTTAGATCTTTTGTTGACCATCGTGTCATAACTAAAACAATACGACCTCCTGGTTGAAGCCTTTGCCGTGGTCCACTGGTATACCACTCCCATGCATTATCAAATGCAGAAGGTGAATTTACATCTTGCTCTGAATGTGGATCATCGATGATGAGTAGATCAGCACCTCTACCGGTTACCGCACCTTGGACACCGACTGCAAAGTATTCGCCGCCATCAGATGTATTCCAACGTCCTGCAGCTTTACTATCTTCTTGGAGTCTTGTTTTAAAAATTTGTTGATACTCTTCTGAGTCAATTAAATGTTTTGCTTTACGACCAAAGTTTACTGCAAGCTCCGCTGTGTGAGTTGCTTGAATAATTTTTAATTTTGGATTTTGCCCGATCATCCAAGCAGGGAGAAAGAACGACGCAAATTCAGATTTAGTATGCCTAGGCGGCATGTTTATAATTAGACGGGTCAATTCTCCAGTTGCTAATCTATTGAATTTGTCTGCTATGGTTTGATGATGGGACCCCTCTATAAAATCTGGCCACATCCTTTTTACAAAGGATAAAAAATTAGTCTTAACTTGTTTAAGTTCTTTTCTTTGATGTCGCTCTATAATCTGTATTTTGAGCTTTCTTCGCTCAATAGGATCTTCTATTTTATTAATATCTTCAACAGTTAGCATACATTTAAATATGGGTGGTAAAGTATTATACATGATTAACAATGCAAATCAAACTATATAGGGTAGGTCTGGGACCCCTATAATTTTAAGGGTGAATCATATAAACACAAACAGTTTGAATTCCGATATAGTTCCTTTAGGGTCCCCTTTAAGGGTGGGTCCCGCCCACATGCTCTTATCTATGCAGTTTTTGCATAGGACAATGTAGGATAGGCCATGCAAAAACTACATGGCCTATTTCTTAACGAAGCTAGTTGTTTATTTGTTTCATAATCCTTTCTTCTAAACTTTTTAAATGTCTAACCATAAACTTATGTCTAGTAGTTAGGTTAGCCATTCCTCTATTAGTAATTACTATTTTTAAACCAATATGATTTTTAAATAGCTGCCTAAGATCCGTGTTACTTGGGTTACCAATAAAACCATTTGAACCATGAACCGCGTCTAGATATTTAGTTCTAAACATTATCTCATCAATGTTTTTTTCGGTAATTTCATTTACTCCAATTGCCATCATTAACCACCCAAGAGTATCTGCTTGTTGTCTAGCAATTGGTTTCAAACCATCTTCTTTAAGTTTGAAATTTTCTTCCTTGTAAGTATCCATCGTGTCGTAGTGTACTTCTAACATTGTATTCCTTTCGTTAAGTTAATAAGTGTGACGGGTATTTCTACCCGTCACTTTTTTAATTATGCTTTTTTATATATTACAGTGTTACCTGCAATAAAATCTCCTGGGATACACATACGATTAGTTCTCTCCATCCATCTGAACCAAGAGT